AGGGTTCATAAACTCAGTCCAATTCAGGAATGGTTTTGCTCTTTCATAGCTTGTAGCAGTAGGGTCCAATACACCTACCATAAAAGAAAATCCTTGCATTAATTTTTTATCAGCAAGTACATTTCTAAAGGTGTAAGCAACGTCAGCTCTTGCTTCCATAAAATCTTTATGAGCAGCTATTTTTTCTTCAAATGATGCCCATTGAGCAGTTTCTATTTGTGTTTCATAAGCATGCCATAATGCACCTAAAGTAATAGGAGTAATAACAGGATCTAATTGACCTAAACCAAGTTTTCTGTTTGGATCAGAAGGGTCATCGATTGTTGTTCCAGGACTTCCTTCTATTGCATCTGAGAAAAACTCATTTCTATTTTTGGAACGTACAGTACTTAACATTCCAGCTTTAGAAAGATGATATCCTGCAATGTAAGGTACTGATCCAGTAAGTGCTTTGGCAACTCCTAGATGTCTTTTAACTGGATCTTTAGTTATAGATTCTGCAACTCCTACTGCTGGTCTTGCTGGACCTTCTTTTCCAAGTCTTAGTATTGTCCTGAAAAAGGGTAAATTAGACATTAGTAAACTATTAGCAGCTTTAGCTGCAGAATAAGTACCGTAATCTATAAGTCGATTTTTAGATTCATCACGAACATATAGTTGCGGTTGTCGCATTTCTTCAATTCTTTTAAGAAAACTTCCATCTTTAAAAGGTTCTTGAAATACGTTTTTTGCAGCCATGTCCATAGCATCATTATGGATATCTTCAGGAAGAGTACGTATTATTTCATTGTATCTTTTTACTAATGCATCCCCATCTAGTCCTTCTGCTTTTGCTTTTCTCATAGACAAAGCATGAACATATCCTCTATAATTAATTCCTTTAAAGAACTCATCATTAGACAAAAGCATTCGTCCTGGTATGTCTGTAAGTACTCCAAAGTAATCAATAAGTTCTTTAACTCCAAACATACTTACATCCCAGTTTTCCGCAGTCATAGGATTTTTTCTCATCCAAGTATCTTTATTATGCGTGTCACTAGGCATACGGTCTTTAAAAGCTTTAACTGCTTTTCCAGCAGGACTTTTCTTTAAAGCATCTGTTCCATATAATCCAAAAGATTCTAGTATTGCTTGATTCATCCCAAATGATAATGCTTTGGACTCATCAAAATGAACACCTCCAAGTAGTTGTTCTGGATCTACATTTATAGGAGTAAACTTATCTACTCCTTTCAGTACCGTTCGTTCAATTCCTCCGTATACTGATGCAACAAAGTGTTCTGCGTTAGCATTAATTAATTGTAACACTGCACCACTTGAATTAGCAGCAATTGTTTTAGGTTTTGATAATAAACCATTCATTGCTATAAACACTAAATTATCTACAACTTTACCAGTAATATCATAACGGAATACTTTAGCTATTTGATCTGGATGCTCCATGCGATTGATCATTTTAATCAACCTCATGTTTACCTTTTGACCACCAAGACTTTCCATAATTCTATTAATGTTTTCCCCATAGTACTCTTGGGTTTTTGCTTGGTATCTCATAGCTTGTAAAGCACGAGCAATGTTAGATTGTATACCTTTTACTTCTGCTTGCATTGCCGTGTACCTTAATCCCTCTTCACGGATAAATATTATTCCTTCTTCAATGTTCTTAAATCCTGCTTTATTAAGCATTTGCATTGCTTTAGGATCGAACTCTGCTTCTTCAATAACTTTACTGAGGGACTTAACTATTGTTGCGGAATCATAAAGAATCCTTCGTATAGCTAAAAATCGAGGTGCAAGGTCTTTAGTTTCCCCTGCGGTCCTTACAATTTCTTCATAGGTTCCTCCTACTTGATGAGCTATATCTTTATAGTATTTTCCTGCTTTACTGGTTACTGCGTTTTTACCAACTTTCTTTAAAAGTTTTTTACCTTGAGAAGAGTTCTTAATGTTTTCTGAGACTTGTTTTATGTACTCATGTATGTCATCAGAAGTATTAATGTTTTTATGGTTAAAGAATGATTTGTCTGTTCCCCAATTCTTAATCTCTGCTTGAGCAACATTTTCATCAAAGTCACCTTCTTTAAATTTAAATGGTTTATAAGGTCTTGCGGTTACTTTTGGTCCTGCTTCAGCTTTATTTATGTTTTCTTCGGTAGCATTAATATTAACATCACCAGTAAGAGGACCAGTTTTCCTTGCTTCTTCTCGTGCAGCTTTATCAAACTCAGGAACTTCTACACGGTGAAGCGGAGCAAACTTTTTAAAGATAGGTTTAACTGCATCTATTACTTTATCCGCAGCTACACTATCTGTTACTCCAGCAAGGAACCTACGGAACTTAAGCCATAGTTCGTTGTCATCTGGATCTGTGGCAAGTGAAGCATAGAGTTTAGGATTACCTTTGAAGATCTGAGCTACCATATCTAAGGTATCTCCTTCTTCTTTATCTCTACCTTCCATTTCAACAATACCAGAAGCTACCGCAGCCGTGAGCATTCTATTGGTATTCATCCACTTATTAGCTAATGCACCTACACCACCTCCTGCTAATGCTGTAGATCCTCCTTCTCCTATAATTCCTCCAGTAACAGTGGTAGGTTCTGTACGAGGAAAAGGCATAGCTTCTCCCCCACCTAACCACTCAGGCATTGTACCAGCACTATATTCTCTAATTGGATCTTCCCATTCTGGAGGGATCATATTAAAAATAAGATCATAGAATTTAGATTGGGTAACCCAAGGTGCTTCTTTTACACCTTCGTAGACATCTTTAATAACTGGTCTAACGTAGTTTCTTTCAATAGATCCAAAGTAATCTTCTTCATACTCTTCATCTGTAGGTTCCTCAGAACCCATCATTTCACTAAGAGTTAAGTTTTCATACTTATCATCAGTGGTTTCCTCAGAAACAGTAAAACTACCTTTCATTAGTTCCCCATTCTTTTTAAATATTCTTTTCTTAAATTAAACAATAAACGTAACATACTTACAGCTTCACGTTCATAAGCAGGATCACTACCTTTAAAAGGTAAATTAGTAAACGGTCCCTGCCTATTATTTTTCATATCTCTTAATGTCTGATCAGCTTTTCTTCTTCTAGCCCTGCCTTCTTCACTATCAGTTGGGAACCAGAAATCTCTTAAACTTCCCATATCAAAAGAATTAAGCGTGTTAATGACATTATCAAAATCTACTTCTTTAATGAAAATTTCTTTTTTACCCCCAACACCTCTCATACCACCCATTAACGTGCTATATAATTTAGGTGAAAGTTCTCTATCTGTTTCTGTTGATTCTTCCTCACCTTCTTTATTAATTTTAATAGGTTTATCAATACCTATTACACGCAAATTGGGAACATAATATTTAAGATCATTAAGAATATTATTCTTGATATCAACGGATTCTGATATATCCATTTTTGATCTAGAAGTTGAAAACACTGATTGTAATTCTGATGAATTTAGTATCCCTTCGCTTATTTCTTGTGCTTTTTCAAATACTTTATCTGGATTAAGAGCATCTTCTTTATTATCAGATGCCCATACACTCATAGCTTTTTCGTAGGTAAATACTGCACCTGAATGAGCTTTAACAATACCTTCTTCCCATCCAATACCTTTAACCATCATGGTTGCGGTACTATCAAGAAGATTGTTAATTAATTTAAGATTACTGGAGTACCCAGGAAAAGTAGTATATTTAAGATAGTCTTTATCTATATCAGTTGTTCTACTTGTTATAAGACCAGTAAGATATTTCCAATCTTCTTTAGCTATCTTTTCTTTTATGTAAGCATCATCTACACTAGATCTTAAAGGAATTGCTAATTTATCTGATGTAATTTCTGTGTCAAATATTGATTTTTGTAATGTTTGAGCTATTATAGGATCAGTTACAACAGGCTTTTTATCAGTTTCGGCTTTATAAAGTGCTGTAATATATTTATTAATTGCTAATCGTTCTGGTCCTGTGAATAAATGAGCATTTTTTGGATCGTTAAGTAATTTTTCATTACCTTCGTAATCACTACGATTGCTGTTAAAAGTACTATAAAGTGTGTTTATCTTACTTAATTTCTTTTTTTCTTTATCTTCATTATCTGTTTTAATTACATCAACTTTCCACTCTTTTATATCCTTTTCACGATCTTTTCTTATTTTATCAATTCTACCTAGAAGAAAACTTTGTGTTTCAGAAGTTATTTCATTTTTACCTCTTGCTTCAGAAATCCTTTTTTGAATATCTAAAAGTCTAGTATTTGTATTATTACTTATTGTTTTATCCCCAGCAGAATCTTTCTTTCTAGATATGTCCCACCAACCTTCTCTTCTTACTTCTTGTATTTCTTTAGTAAATAGTTCGTTATGATTATTATCTTTTGTTGGATCTACTTTTAAATCTCTTTCCTTTTGGGAAACTCCAAATGCTCTATCGTTTCTAAAAGCATCATCGATACGATCATGAACACCTTGCATAACTGTCTGCCATGTGTCAGGAAATGCATCCCTATAGTCATTCTCAAGTTTTTTAAGAGTTGCTCTATGTAAGTTAGGATCACTTGGGTTATTATGAATGTCTCCTAGTAGCTGATTATGATGAGGTACTAAATTTTCATTAGCTACTTCAACATTATTATCTTTTTGTTCTTGTTTTTTATCTTCTAATTCTTGTTGAAATTGATTATATTTACTTTCCCACTCACTTCTAAGTACCCTAGCTTCTGAAGCTATATTTTCATTAGTCGCTAACGGTGATCTTGATACCTTTTTTTGTTTATTTGTATTAGGATCAATGACTTTGACTAATTGTTTTGTTTCTGGATCTTCTACATAAACAGGTGCTAAATTTGAAAATAAAAACTCAGGACTATATCGATAAAGTTCCCTTAAGTTTTTAGCATTAGCTACTCTTCCTCTAAGGTGTGTAATAATGTTTAGATCAGCTTTATTTTTATCTCCTATCATTAAACCTTTGCGGTATACATGATCCCTAAAATGGAGATATTTACCTAAGTCTAATTCAAAAGGTTTACCATCAATACCCTGTGTAGGCAGAGTATCAAAGAATGTAGTTATTCTTCCTTGTCCTGCTCTATTAAGTATTGCATAAGTAGAATTAACTTCAGATTCAGCATAAGCTTTTTTAATCTTGTTTAATCCAGGAGTAATATCAGCTTCAGCCCAAGCAGATTGATTAGGTATCTGAGAATAAAAAGCTTGTCTAAGTAACTGTATTCTATCAGCAGTAAATTCAGAAAAGGTTTTATCTTTATTTAATAACTTTTCTACTTTTTTACCGTCTTCTAGGACTTCAACAGGAGTTTCTTTCCACTGTTCCCACTCTGCCCTTAGAGTGGATACCATATTTTCGTCATTAATAACAGTATCATTAAACTCTTTAGCAAGAGTCCTTGCTCTACCTACTTGATACCAGTATCTTACGTTTTCTAGGTTATATTCCGTAAGATCTTTAAATCCTCTAAGTCCTAACTTCTTAAGGGTTTCTTGTGCTGAACCAGCTTTACCAATTCTTACTTCTCCAGTTTCATCATCCCACCAATCACCAAGGTCTACTTCAAGACCATTTTTAGTAATTAATTTACCATTAGGATATTCTTTAGTAGGTTGATACCAAGTATTAAACTGAGCATGTAGTTCTAACCCTAATAGTTCTTCATTATCTTTTTGAAGTTTCTGTTGTTTTGCTTCAGCAATCCTATCATCCCTTGCTCCTTCTGCTAATGAAAACGCAAGGTTCTTAAGTGCAGGATTAAGTGTCCCTAATGCCTTGGCAAACTGTGATTTTCTATTAGCATCTCTTAGGTTTCCACTAGCAACATTATATTGTGGTGGTGTCGAGGGAGTACCTACGATTCCGCTAGGCTGAATACTAAGTTGGGATGCTATTGGTTTTATCCCCTCGTATTTTATTTGTTTTCTTTCAGCCATTATGAAGTTTTACTAGGACTATTATATGTTTTATGTAGTCTGTAGGCATCTGCACCACTACTTAACCAACTAGAACCTGTGGATAACCATGCAGCTTCTTCGCTTATACCCATGTTTTCACCAGTTTTAAATGCATTTATGTTCATATCTGCACCAAGTCTACCCTTGTCTGTTTGGGACTGTAGTTTGTTTCTGGCAAACGCAAAGTTACTTCCTAAAGTATCAAGATCACGATCAATATTAAGTGTGTTTTCACTAAGCTTTCTATCAATAGTTCCGAAGATTCTATCTACTGTATTCCCTGTCATACTAAAGTCACCTAACTGTGCTACATTTCTACCATAAGCTTCTTTAAATTGTATGTTCTGGGCTAATTTAGCTTCAGCTAGTTTTTCTTGTTCTAAGGACTCTGCCAGTGATAGTTGTTTTGCTTGATCTATGTTCTGCTCTTGAGCTTTTTCCTGCATGTCATTCTGTAATTCGGCATTTTTTTCAGCCATTTCAGTCTGAGCATCAGCTTGTGCTTTAGCAGCCGCAGCTTGCTCTTGAGCCATGTAATAAGTGAGCATAGCTTGAGCTATAAAATAATAAATTGCGTAATCTACTCCAAATAACATACCTATATCCTTTGTGATCTAAGTCGTGAAAGTCCTTCCCATTCTGCACTCTGGAACACGCAAGGTAGATAGGTGTCATTCAGGATGTCTATGGTAACTTTGTCAGTCCTGGCAAGGATGGGGAATCTGTACTTACCTCCTTGAAGTGCTCGTCTACCAAGAGTAAAAGCACCTACAAGAAGAGAGGTAAATCTATTGGTTCTTTTGGTTCTTAAAGTTGGCTGGACTTCTACTTGGAAATACCCTGTGTCATTGTAGATAATACTCATGTTTCTCAGTTGTGTTATCTGAGAAGTAATAGTCTCACCATCTTGTTTAACTACTTGTTCTGATATCCTATATTTGAATGTATAAGGTATTCCTGCGTATACCGTAGGTGTCCCACTCTTGGTTCCTGCGGTAACAAGTTGTTGCCACCTTGCAGTTCCTTGAGCAAGTACAGAAGTTAGCTTTGAAGCTGGTATTATCTCTCCTGTTTCTACAACATACTGAAGGTCACTACTGGTATATGGGACTGTGGTGGTTGCTCCAGTTTTAAGGGCAACCCTTCGATCAAGCATCACTGGCTGAGAGTCCAGCATGACACTGGATGCATCGTCACTTGAGAGGTTGATCTTCTCCAAGTACAAAGCATCTGATCTATTAAATAAGATGTAGATGTTAGATCCTAAGAATGTGCATCCTTCTACATCTGCATCAAAGATCCACTTGGACCATGATGACTGTAGCTTCTGGTTGTTATCCCAGAACCATCGGTACACGTAGAGATTCTTTTTGTCATCACTGGTTCCCACAAGGGAGATATTCTCGTTAGAAGATGTCACCAGTTTAGTCACGGTTCCCTTGAGATACTCAGGACAATGTGCAGTTATTTCTTGGGCATCATTACTCTCCGTGGTCATGTCCACGTAGTACTCACGCATACCTGAGAAACTCCCACGCTTAAATGGGAAATACACAAACTTTCCTGCAGCCACAGGCTTGACTTCTGTGGATGTCTCAAACTGTGTAGCTACATCGATGGTAGCACCAAGAGGTGTAAGGGCATCCGTACTGGTCAGCTTAAATTGCTGAAGATCTGAGAACATGATCAGTGACTCGTCAAAAGGCACTGCATGTTTAAGAATGGATACTTGGTTATTGGATACCGCTAGGTCAATAGGATCACTATCGACTACTGTAAGAACCGTTGTGGCAAAGAGATTAAAGAATGAAGAGGTTTCACTGAAGATTACGTTTTCATCACTTAGGAATCCAAGACGGTTCCTGTGAAAGAAGATATCATTGATTTTGTACCCTGCAAAAGAAGGGAACGGATTTGTATTTTCATCACCTACCTTTCGTTCATCCCAATTAACTGTGGTGTATATAAAGTATATTTGGTTTGCTTGGCCTGTGACTGTACCACTACTATCATCCTGTGCTTTGTATAGCTGATGGGGCATTGTGGTAGCATCAAACTTAATTCTTACATCATCGTCTGAATTGTTGGGTCTTTTAGGTTCATTGGTTTCTTTCCAGTTATCCCCATTCCAATATACATAGTAGTCATCTTGGTTCTTTTCAAGTACCCCACCTACTTTAATAGTGAAGTTTTCTGGTGGTCCCTCTGGTGGTAGTTTTGTAAAAGTAGATACTTCATTGTGACCAGTAAATGCGAGTATATTTCCGTAGCCTTCACCGTCTTCTACTTCTAATTTAAAATCTACTGTATCACTGAAAAAGTAAATGATGCTACTATCACGTTGATATTGAAAACTAATTCCATCACGTATATAAGTTTTACCAGTAAATGCTTGTCCAGCATCATCTTCTGGAGCAGGGTAGCAATTAGCACTACCGTATCCATAAGTTTCTGTAGTACTATTAGTAAGAGTACCTCCATTTCCAGTTGCAACTATTAAATATCTTTCACTTGATCCTGGCTCGTCTGTCCATATAGTTGTGTCTGGATTTGTTGAAGTATCAATTCGTTTTTCTCTATGTGGTCCTCTAAAAATAGATTCAGCAATATGTTGTGTAGTAACAAACTGTTCAGTAGTTGTTTGTTCACTAGCTGTACCTGTTATGTTACCACTGGCAATTGTGTTAGTTGATGTTGTTTCCGTTACACCTTGGGGTACTTCGTAATCACCTCTAAAAAGTAGAGTTCCACTGCTGTTTTTAACTCTTACTTTGTATTTGTTTGCGTAAGATCCCTTTTTTATAAATACCATTCCTTCGTACTTACGTACTGGAGCAGTAGTAGTGGCATCCTTTAAAACAGTCTTTCGTTTATTAACAATGAAAGTATAGTCAGCAACGGTAGTCGCAGTGAAATCTGTAGATGCATTAGCACCAGTTTCGGACATCCCTGCGGTCAGATAGGATGTTGCTACATCAGTACCACCTGAAGTAAGTAATTTCTTATTAGCATTAGATATTGTAGCTACAGTAAGGGTAGCAGTATTCGTAGTATCGCCTGGGTCAGTTATGACAAGAGTATTGTTAGCTGCGTAATTTCCTCCCTTATCTGTTATAGCAGTAACAGTAGGATTACCAGACCCATCAGTTGTAATAGAAAGCTTAACTCCTTTTCCGCTACCATTAGTACTTGTTTGAGCTACTAATGTGTGAGTTTGGGATGCTTGCCATGCTCCACTTGGAGTAGGAGTTGTATCTGCGAATGTTTCAATACAACCATCTACAAATGTGCATATAGGTACTCTAGATCCTGCACCAGTACTGACTGCACCAGTGAGATCAAAGAGTGCTAGTTTATCAGCATCATCACTGTTATCTGGAGTAACAACCAATGCATACGCTTCGTTCTCATCTCTTCGTATTGTGTGGAAGAACGAATCGGTACTTTGGGTAAGGTTGGAACCTCCAGCATTAGACAATTTAGCTACGTGCTCAGAAGGAGGTCTTTTTGCTAATCCCTTTACTACTGAAGATAAAGCATTTTCTTGTATTGATCCTTGAGTAGGTAGCCTTAGTGGTGCTGGTTGCTGAGATATACCATTGATAAAGTTAGGTATACTTCCAGATACTAAAGGCATAATATTAAGTGGTATTTGCTAATGAAGAAGAATCTGAGGTAACGTATTGAAAGTCTCTTAGAATGGTCTCTGCTACATCATAACTATCAAAGATATTAAAGTCTCCAGTGTCAGCTTGGTAATCTTGTAGTTCTATCCATGCTCGTTCTTCATCTTCTTGTTGAAATCGATGTAGAGACTCTGAACCAAGGACTGAATCTTGGAATATTCTGGCAGCCTTAAGCATGATGTATCTTCTAGCTGTTTCAGGAAGATCCTCAAACTCAAGCTGAGTTACTATGTCTACTTTAACAGGGTCACTGAACTCGTAAGTATGAGTTGCTCTGTCATATAATCTACGTCCTCTTTCTACTACATCAGTAGATGATTGTCTTATTGTATCTCGTGTATCTACCTTAAGTGTATTTGAAGGAAGATTAATGTACTTAGTAGTAGCATCTGGAGTTAGTGAATAGTCTATGTCTGTATTAAATACCCATCCCTTTGATTGTACTTCTCTACTGGAATTGTTAAGTATTGTTTCGGCTAATTCAGCATCTTCAAGACCAGAAGTAAGTGTGTTTACTGGTGACTCTCCAATTCGGGAGAGCATCACATTAATTGCTTCTAATTTAGATGTGGGAGACATTGGTATTCTTTGTAAAAAAAAGGGGAACCCCTATAATAAAAGAGTTCCCCCTAAGGTTGACTAAGTGTTGCTTATCCTAAACCTTGGATTAGAGCAACGGCACACGCTGGGCGAAGAATATTATGGCCCATCGCATATTTGCTCACCATCAAAGTACCTTGTCGATTAATCTGGTACTCGCTCTCAACACTGAGATCCATGAGCTTTGCAGTGGCTACTGCATCTTTGGTCATAACCAATGCACGTACACGCATGGCTACATCGGAAACATAAGCTGTTTTCCTTGTTGCAGCGTTTGCGTTGTTGTTGGTTACTTCTGTGGTCCACCCATTAGAAGTAGCAGCAGGAGCATCATACTGGTATGTCCTACCTGAACCTACTGTAGTAGCTAAAGGTTGGTTTGTACCCCATGCAGGAGCAGTTGCCTGAGTAAAATGTCTTCCTGCTCTATCAATGTTAGTTGCAGAAGCATCTGTTACTGACCACAATCCAGAAGTCCACGCAGTTCCACCAGCAGTATCATAAGAACCAAGATGGTTGGTCACATAAATAGGCATTCCAAGAATAGTTGGAACTTGTCCACTGGCAATACTTCCAGATCCACCGACATCACGATTAAAGATCATAAAATCGTTAATACCAGTAGAACTACCTTGTTTGAACATGTCATAGTACATGTCAGTAGACATAACTACGAAAGGTTCTCCAGGAACATCAGCATTCTCAAGCATTCGTTTTGCATCCATAATGCTCTGGGCAATACTTCTTGGATCACGTGCTTTTGCAGCTAAAGTTTCATTACTTCCACCAACTTGTCCAATAACTACGTTACCTGTGAAATCTTCGTCATCAAAGGCAATATAGTCTTGGATCATTCCAATATTGTGTGCAGCAAGATTTGCAATAGTAGAGTTTTCACAAAGGGCAGCTTTAATGGCTAACCTAAGGATGTTCTGATCTGCAATCTTACCAAGAGCAAACCCTGCTTCTTGGGTGTAGACGGATCTGATGTCATAATGTTGCATCGCCTCATCAATCTTTGGGATAAACTGAGCGTTCAACAAGAGGTCATCAATAGAGACCACACGTTCTGCTTGCTTTGCAGCACTTGGTACAATCTCATCGCCGGGTGTGTGGTAAGCAGCATCACGATACTTTCCTGTCATTGGAAATTGTGCTGACTTTCCTTTTGTGAGGGTTCTAACACGATGCAAAGGCATCATGATGTTTTTACTTTGGAACGCTGTAAGCACCTCACCTGCGTACAACTTAAGGAATAATTCTCTTACACCTTCTGAACGGTTATTAAGACCGTTAACCGCACCAGAACGATGTATGCCGCCTTCTACATTAGAAGCAACGGCACTATAATCTGTAGCCATTCTACTTTATTATTTATAGAGTGTGATTAATAAATACACATGTGCATATACAAGCACATAATGAATGAATATGTGTTAATCAACTCCCTACAAACTTTCGGTCTAATGTTATCCTCCTCAGAGGGCATAGCTTAATTGTCTGATTTGAGCTATCGTCACATAATAGAAGATCTCTCCAATGTCTTTGCTACTTGAGCACGATATGCAGGATCTTTTTCGTAGCGAGGATCTGCCATTGATTCTGTTAGTTGATGTAACGAACCAAATCTTTCCCCACCAGTGTTTGCAGTGGACCCTTGGAGTAAGCTAGGCTCATTTCCTTGGTCCTGCATGTATCTTGTGTAAAGACTATTAACTGCGAACTGCATGTTGTTACTTTGATTGGTGTCTATGTTCGCATTAAAAGCTTCGATCTCCCCATCACTGAGGTTATCTGATGCCCAATCTAGCATCTGTTCATATTGTTTTTCTCCCCCTACCATACTGTAGACATTAGATGCTAACTGTCCCTGCATCGCTTGTTGTCCTTGGAGATAGTTATCCACGAGATTACGTGAGATCCCTGCTTGCTCCAAAGCAGTGTAGGCTGGATCACTTAAGGAACCTGAAGATTCAAATTCCTCTGCAAATTTATCAAAGTCTAAACCACGGTCAGCAAGGAATGCTTCTATGTCATTCTTTTGTTCTTCTTGCTGGGCTTCCATCTCTTGGACTTCAGCCATGTTATCATCTTGTTGTTCTTGTGACTGACCACCAAGTTTCTGTTCCAACTCCAGATATGCTTGAGCCATATCTTCGGGATTACTGAACTTTTCTGGTAACCATTCGGGCCGATCTGACGGAGTTGGGTTATCCAATCCTTCAGCTTTTGCCACCATCTCATCCACATGTCCATCTGGATTCTCTGGAGTAGCTTCATACGTGTTTACTTCGTCAACCATAACCTTTAATTTGCTTGTTGCTGTTGTGCCATTTGTTGGGCTTGTTGTTGTATTTGCTCCATAGCTTCAGGTGGCATGTTCTGCATACCATCCATCACTGACTTAAGAGCACCTGGAGCACTACCTTCAACAACATTTTTCATCATATCTTGTTGCATCATCTGTTGTTTTTGTTGCTCCCTTTGTTGCATCTCTTGTTGTTTCTGCTCATCGGTCTTCACTAATCCATTAGTGTCGATTCCAAGGGATGCTCCTAGTCTGGAAATGTAGTCACCTATGTTAAGTTCCCTGAGGATCACTTCTTCACCCAATGGTGATATATGTTGCATGAACTGACCCAGTTTATTCAAGTCCTGACCTCTTCCTAGTGCTTCCACACCAGTAATGATCTGTGGCTTGATACTGTCCTTTGGAAACTTAGGCATCTTTCCAGATTGTTCCATTCTATTAAGTAAAATCTTAACCATCGGTAACTGAAATTCTACAGAAAGTATAGAATAAATGTTACCTATTTGTCCTTCTAGTTCGCTTGCCATGTAACGGACTTCTTCTGCTGTGACACGTTCTGCTTGTCTCTGGACCGCACTGTTCAGAAGGAACGCATAGCTCAATCTTTCAGTGATGGTCTTCATGGTCTCCAGTGTTACCCTGAAGTCATTAAACTTCTCCATTTGTAGTACGGAAACATCATTAGCATCTCCTTGTACGATTGCACCAGAAGGAGACTCAGCAAGTGAACGTAGCTTTGTGGTTCCATTGGGTTTCACTAGGAATAATAGTTTCGCGGCTGCAGCACTACCTTGGACAATAGCTTTAGAAAGACCTTCAAGGGACTTTAAATCCCCGATATATTCCTCTACGTATCCTCTTCCATAATCCTCTCCATCGATCTTAGAGAATCTCAATGCAAGGTATGGGTTCTTGTCAATTGGATATGTACCTCTGGACTCAGGGACTTCAAACCCCTCTATTTCTTGGTACGTTGACCACTTGTTACCGTCCAGTTTAACACATGTGTAGAGATCATAGTCCTTGGTTCCGTAGTCTTCCTGTGGAGACACTAGCATCTGAACGCTACTTGGAAGCATCTTTGGACTAAGGCTTTCCTTGGTTACGATTTCAAGGATGTTACCCATCGCATCTCGCTTGACCACATAACGATCTAAGCGAAAGACACGCATGTTGTCATCACCCTTTGGGAAATGCAAAAGAACATTACCAGTGACTATAAGCTGTTTAAGTCCTTCATACACAGGGACTCTAACTGCTTTGGTTTCAATCTCCTGCATGGCAGATCTTTCGATTGATCCTAAGGCTTCCTCTACTTTACCCCTTTGGGATTCAGCAATCTCAGCTATATCAAAGTCATCAATGACTAATCGAAAGAACGGTGAGTTAGGTGGTAATAAAGCAAGTAGAAGTTTTGAGGCTAGATTGTTGACAGCACGTGCTCCTATGGACTGATAAGGAGTACTGTAAATGGTACTCTGGGTATGTCCCTCTGGAGGCATCAGCATAGGGATGGTTAGTTCACTGGATGCCCTAGCACGTTGTAAAAAAGGATCTCTAGTTGAAGCACAGTTGTTGTATAGTGCAGCTAGAGTTCCTTGGTTACGGCTTTTATACTCATTAACTTCTACTTTATCCATACTTTATACTCCACCTAAAGTGTAGGGATTATCTTTACCTCCTTTTCCTAAAGAAGAACCCCTGTCAATCTTTAAGGCACTAAGGAAACCACCTCTTCTAAGGTCACGCTTTCCTTTACGTTTCTTTTTCTTTTTGTTTGCTCCTGTCATTCCTGGAGAATCCGTAAGAGGATCACTTTCATCCCTCTCAAACTCTTTAGGGTTTTCAGGTCTTGGAGGTGGAGGAGGATCTGGTGTAGGATTGTTAGTTGGAGTACCTCCTTCAAGACCTGAAGATGATCCTCCCATACTTGATTGACCACTTCCTCCTGAGGAACCTCCTCCTGAGGAACCTTGGTTAATGGATTCTCTTACAAAGTCATTCATTACCTTCCCCCTATCTTAAGGGTATTAACTTTAAACTGCTTGTAACCCATCTTTTTCTTTTTACGTTGCATTGCAGTATCTTCAGCTAACTCCAACTCAGGTTCCCCTTTTACTCTAGATCCAGAAGGAGACACAACTGGTGCTGGTTTCTTTTCTGGAGCTTCATACTCTTTTGGTTGTGGAAAACTCATTATTCGTCCTCGTGAATTTCTCTTAATCTCTGGACTACCGATTGTTGTCCTAAGAGGAACGCAAGGTCTTCTTTATCAACAACTTTTGTTGGTAGTTTATCTGGATAAATACCCTCTAGTAATGTTAGCAATTCTTTACTTACTAATAGTTTATATCCTATTGTTTTCATCGGTCTGTCCTAGAATAGGGAGTAATTACAATACCTCACATGAGTTACCCACACATGCCAGTTCCTGTGAAGCAGTTGTGTAGTCTTCTTTCTCGTAATCACCAAGCTTTGACCAATCAATATTCTTTGGCATTGACTTAGTTAATTCCTCGTAATCTTCTTTGGTACACTCTTGATATGGTGCTTGCTTGTACACGTGATCAGAGTATGGAAGAAAAGAAATACCACTGATGTTTTCAAAGTTACTGTTTACCCAATTACCTACCTCGATCCACTCATCTTCCTTGACTGATATAGTCACTGAAGGTTTATGCTCACACCAATGATCCTGGTATATCTTCCAGATCTCCAGTTGCTCTATAGCACTTAAGCTTTCCCTAGTAAGACATCCTTCAGGAGACTTAACAGGAAATGAAAAGACTGAAGTACTATCTTCCTTCATGACATCGGGTTCATAAGGCACACCTTGGTCCTTCATCATCTGCGTAATAGGGTCTTTGTTATCCCCTCGTACAGTGCGTATGTAGTAATCACTATGACGAGAGTGAATGCCACTAGCAGAATCGCAAAGTTGTGAAACCGTACCTGAAGGTTTAACACAAGTGATTGCAGAGGATTGAGGGATGTTAAGCTTTTCAGCCCAGACTTTGTTCGTGTGTACAGCGTGTCGCTTAAGTTCCTCAAGGATTTCCCCAAGTGCTTCCTTTTTGTGGAAAGTACCATTGGTAATTTTGTTATCCATGATGCCAGTAAGGGATACACCAAGGAGTCTTTCTTCTTCACAATTTTCTTTCCATTTCTTAGGGAGATATCTGAAGTTAGTGAGGGTGCTCTGCCACGTACCAAGGATGGTAGCTAACTCAACTTTATACTTGAGGTCTTTTACATCATCACTACTTCTAATGACTACCTCAGAAAGGTTGCAGAACTCTCTGGGCCGAAGGATTATTTCAGAACATGGATTAGTACCGAAGTCATCTCTAGGTTCTCTCCTGTCTCCGTTTCTTTCGACTTGTTTTCTTGCATTGAACGATGAGTAGATGCCACGTTCTCCAGACTTCGATTCGTATAGGGAAGCCCATTCCCTGAGGAAAGTCCCTGTGTCTGGCTTGGAGTGATAGTTGGCTGAATTATTTGCGAGGGATCTATGGGCATAGTCTTCCCACCATGCTCCTGACTTGGCTTGTCGCATTTGCTCATCACCAAGATCACTAAGACTAATAAGAGCACTCCTACGAACACCACCAACCACCACGACTTCTGCTGTTTTTGTAACAATGTCGTGACATTCAATTGGTCTAAGTCTTCTTCCTTTTGCATTTTCAAATAGCTTACAAGTAAATAGGAATAGTTT